TAACCCAAGCACTCACAGTCCATGTTTGACCGTTAGTAACTGGAATTCTAAATGTTGAGTTACGGGTAAATAAAGCACCGCTATTGCTTGTTGTAGTAGTAGAAGTTACTTGCAAACTTGTAGTGCCATATTTTGCTAATGTCGTATTTGCAGACAAAGTTGCGTTGATATTGAGCCAACCAGAAATAGTTGTTTCAAAGTTAGAATTTCTTACATAGTTAGTCAATGTTGTCCTTGGGGCAAAGCCAATGATCGAGTTTTGACGATCCTTAAATGTTGCCTTGCCATCGGCTGACATGTAGAAAGCACCTAAGCCCTCTGTAAACTCTACAACCCGCATAGCATCGAGTGATGTTCTAGTAGTGGCAGGATCAGCAAGGCAGGTGCTAAGGCCTGTATCGATGGCTCTGTTTGTCGCTGACCAGTTAATCTGATCCAAGATCGAATTGATGCGCTGGCCTGTAGTTTGACCCGCTGTGCCACCTGTAACAGTTGTAATGTTAGCCATGTTAAATAATCTAAAGGCATCCTCACATCGAATTGTTACAAAGCCAAATTCTTGATCCCGAGGATAGGTGTAGTCATAGGTAACTGTGAATCCAGAAAATAGCGGATAGTCGATGCCAAGCCATGTTCCGTAGATAGCAACCTTGCGTAATGGCACGATCTTGCCGTAATAAGGTGAGCTGACATTCTGAGGATTCCAGTCACCATCTGGATCGATGATGCGAAATGAAGCTGTGCCTACTTCATACGAATCTTGGATAATGTTTCTACCGCGACTGATCTGTGTCTGATTGATTTGAGCAGATAGATTGATTACATCGGGAGTTGAACCTTCATTCGCCCAGTCTAAAAGTACCTTTAACTCTGGCTGTGCCATTATGAGATCCTAGAAGATGTAAGTCCAACACCGCTGGAGCTTGCTGAATTGACTGCATTGATAATGGCGTTTTCTAAGTCTTGCTGAGCAGTTAGCGATCCAGCGATGTTTACATTGACTACTGTGCCACCACCCATACCTGCTCCAGCATTAGGTCGAGCAAAGGCATCTTGATAGTTTGCTGTGGCTGAGACGATAGCCTGATTAGGATCTCTAAAGAATGATCCAGCATTAGGACGAGCAAAGTCATCCATGTAGTTAAGCAAATTGTTATTCATTGGAGTGACATTGGCTAACTTAGATAACTCGAAGGCCATCAGTTGAAGTGTTGCCAGCCAGTTTGTAAATGGATTCTGAATATCGTTAAGGCCGATCATGTCAGTTCTAAGAGCTGCTAACTTCTGTGCATTGGCTACCATGCTGTTGGCAAGGGTAGCGGCAGCAGTTATGTTGCCTTCATTGATTGCAGCTTCAAGATTGTAAATGTCAGTCTTAAGTGCTAGGCGGGCGCGTTCTTCCTCTGTCAGCTTGCCCTGTGCGGCAGCGGCTAACTGGATCCCTTCCTCATCAAATACCTTTTGGCCTTGAGCAAGAATGGCTGAAGCCTGATCGAGGGCTGCTTGCTTTTTCTTTTCAGCAGTTGATTGCTTTTGTGCAGCTAAAATTTTCTTTCTACGATCGAGTTCTTTTCTGTCCAATGGATCTTGTTGCTTTTGCACAGCAAGAATTTGCTCTTTGGCTCTGTGTTCATTCTTGTTGTACTCAAGGATCTCTCGGCTTTTCTTGCCAGACTCTTGTAGATAACCAAGATAAGCACCAACGATAGGAATCATCCCGACATCGAGTTGGCCAACCCCAGGAATTGATTTGAGTTGAGCTGCTAATACACCAACCCCGCGGATCACATCTGCAATGTAAAGTGCAGCATCTTGCATGTTAGTTGCTAATTCAGCAGCCGATTTATCTTCCCCAAGATTAGTCAAAGCATCGATGAGGCCAGTACCAATAATCTCTGATGCTTCAGCTGCGCCTGTAGATAGGATGGCTAACTGGCCTGAAAATGTATTGGCAGCGACTGTGGCCGATCCTTCAAAAGTCTGTGCTAATTCATCTGTTATTTGTTCAAAGGATTTAGTCTTTAGATCGGCCTTGCTAAGTCCTACACCTAATCGGCTAAGGGCTGTGTTATTGCCTAGGTATGCGCGACTCAAGCTAGTGGTTACTGCATTGACATCTTTACCTGTTGAGGCACTTATGTCTAGGGCAAGATTCATCAGCTTTTGTGTCTGGGCTGTGTCCTGTGTCGCTATTGCTAATCTTTGATAGGCAGGGCGTAGTAAATCATCGACAATGCCAAACTCAGTTTGTATCTGTTTAATATATGCCTCAGCATTGGAAGCATCTCGCTCTAGGCCAACATTCTTTAATGCTAGGGCTAACTGTTGCTGAGCCTTCTGATCATCGGCAGCAGCTTTCACAGATGCCTTGGCATAATTTAAGACAGCGGCAGTACCAAAGGCTAAGCCAAAGTTTCTGGCTAGATTCTTGACACCTTTGCTCAGTTTATCTGTTGCTGTTTCAGCTTGCTTGAAAGCCTTTTTGCCTGTGAACTCCGTTGCGATATCGATGACTACATTGGCCATGATTACCCTCTCACCGTAGCTCGATCATTAAGGCGTTTGGCTGCATTCTGTATTGCTTCTAATACTGCAACCCTAGCCTTACCATTGTTCTCATCATAAGCACGATACAAAGCGCGACCACGCATCTTGCCATCGCCACGCATTACTGCTCCAGACTTGGCAACCTGATTTTTTACAAAGCGACTTTCTGGAGTCTTGCGCCCCATTGTTTCGTAAATTGCTCCAGCAGCAGTTTTGTTAAACACGCGAGCAAGTGATCTGAAACCTCGGCTGTTAGGCTTTGATGGTGTTGTCTTATAGCCTACGCCTGACTTGACCACTCTAGGATCATAGGCTGGAAAGGTTGCCTCTGACATCTGGCGTGGTAGCCATCCGCTTAGCACTTGTCCTCGATCTGGCAGATAGCCTTTAGCAGATTTTGTGATTGGCTTAAGAGCTGCACCGATCTCTTTAGGAAGTTTCTTTGCCAAGTCTGGAGTGAACCCCCTTAATGACTTGCGGAGATTAACGGCGCCTTTTACTGTTGCTGGCATCTCTGATCTCCTTTGCTTCTTCTCGTAAGCCTTCAAGTAACGCATCGAGCATTACTTTGTCTAATTCTAATAAAAGTTGTGGCGCGATCCCTAACCTTATGCTTAGCCTAGCAATAAGGTAGGTCAGTGGGAGATCGCGCTTTAAGCTAAAGGGTCGGATTCCTCGACAGAAACACTCTTAAGAGTTTCTATGAAGTCCATCCCGAATGGCTTTACAGATTCACCTGACCTGCGTGTGACTTCCCATGCCAGCCAATAAACATCCGATTGCTTTTCCTCATCTCGGAAAGCCTTGTGGAAACCCTTTTTAGCGTACATTTCGAATGCGTACTCCACCGCTGGGGTGATCTCGCCTTCCAATACACTTCCATCTTGTCGAACGATCTTTAGTCTTGCCATGGTTTGCCCCTTTGTTAGTTGTTTAGAATGAACCTGATGTTGCTACTGCGACAGTTGAGTTACATGTGAATGTAATGCTCTGTGTGCCAATATCGCCTACAGCACCGTTGATGTCTGTTGTGTTATTGACAAGGATTGAAACTGTGTATAGCGGGTTAGTCGCTGATACGATTGTGCCCTTTTCCTGTAGGAATACAGCTACGACTGTAGTTCCAAAAGCAGCTTGTAGTGTTGCTAAAGTTTTTGTTGCTGCTGTGTCATTAAGGAAATCGATAGTTACTGTTGATGCCTCTAAGCCACGCACGAATTTGTGGCTTGAGTCACCCATTGCAGTTACTTCGAGTTCATCGAATGTGCGATTGATTGTTACTGCTGTTACTAGGTCTGAAAGATCAACGGAGTTAATCTTCACACCGACTTTGTTATTTAGAAATACAGCCATGAGATTATTCCTCGTCTTTCTTAGTAGTTGCTGGCTTTGGTGCTGGTGCTACCTGCCCGATTTTGATCAGGAAGGCTTGGTTCTCTTTTTCCCACTCGGACATATTAACTCCAACTCGTTAGGATATTGACTGACATCTCACAGCTGAGTAGGTCACCCGATGCAGCGTTGAGAATACTTGGTGCGCGGATTGCGCTTACATTATAGGTCAAAGATGATGCTGCGAGCTTTGCAAACACTCCACAGACTGCATCCTCTATACCATTCAAATTGCCTTCGTTATCGAAGAGGGGCACAGTAATAATAATTTTAAAGTTAGCCATAGGGCTGATTGTGATGTGCTGATTATTGCTAGGTGTCAGATAGGGATCGTCTGGACTTACGATTACAGAGTTAGCCAGGACTGTGGCAGGTGGAAATGCAAAGGTCTGCCATTTAGTGTTATCGACTAGAGCTGTGGCTAATGTTGTCCGTAGGGTAGTGACTGCAACTGGCATTATCCCACCATCGAGCGAGGGTCTAGTGCGTGTGCGATCAATCCTCGCACCTTAGCGAGAAGCTGTGCGCTCATTCGATAAGGGGAAGGCTGGAA